TGAGCCAAAAAATGTAAATTCAAATTGAACTGAATTGTTATTACTCTGATCCAATTCAGATGAATACAATACATCAGATACTACACCTTCGGTTTCTGACCCACCTTGGGATATAAGAGTTATACTATCTCCACGACGAAATTTATGATTTGCTTTTGTGGTTACAATTGTTGGTGAGAAAACGCCAGAAAATTTAGATGAAGTATCGATCAATTCAACATTAGTCCCAGTGTTATAAAGCCAATAATCAAATTTACCGTTATATTCACCCGACGTTATAGTTTCACCAAGAGTTTTAACTTGAAATTCATCGCCTACAGATAAGTATTTTGTATTTGAATTATCAAGATCAAAACTGGCAAGTGTGCCGGTAATTCTTAATACTACTTCTTTATCAGTATTTCCATCTTCATAGGAATATACAAATCTATTTTGATGAATCCCTTGATACAAATCAATTGAATCTGTAACATTTGTACATTCTAAAAATTGATTTGAACTTTTACCAGAATATTGAATTATTTGACCATCAACATACAAAGATCCAACTTCATCAAATCCTAAAGTAGAGTCTACAGTAATTATAGAATCTCCAATAGAAACTGGGATTATATTTTTAGTAAATCCATTTAATGTGAATTCTCCTGTTATAGAATCACTACTAAGTTTAACCAGATAGTATCCATTTCCTTCTATACTGTAAAATTCAATATTATAAATGTAACCAATTGCTGATGGAGAATCTTGAATTAAAGTTTGTCCATTTAATTTTGTAGGATCACCAGAAACTTTTTCAGCGATTAAATTTGTAGTAACTAACCAATCAGCATTTGATGGCTTTATTAAAAAATCTTGAGGTTTGATAATTTTTGCATTATCTGCATATAATACTTTAAATAAAATCTTTAATGCTTCATCTGTTCCCTTAGATGCATAAAAATCTTTTGCTCTAGATAAGAAAAATGCTTTATCTAATCCTGAGTGAAATGTTCTATTTTCAAATCCTGGTAAAAATTGAATCTTTAATTTTTTCCAAAATTCTTGTAGAAATAGATTACTAAGATTATATACTGTGCTATCATCAGTATGATCTTCGGCTTCGGATGAATTAAAAACTAAAAATTCTGGATCGTTGGTTTTATGTAAATTTTCTACTCCACTAAATCCACGAACACAGCCATAGAAATGAGTATCATCCTTACTAGTGTAAGTAATGATTTCATTGTCGATTTTTAATAATCCATAATCATTAGGAAATGATGATGTAGAAGCTACTTGTATTTCATCATCATAATATAAAATATTTCCATCTAAAGATGTACTTTGAGTTAAATAATTTTCTTCCTGAAAATTTTCTAGATTTAAATACCTGTCAATATTTTCACTAATGTCTACAGCACCACCTTGATTTTCTTGGGAGGTATAATACTGTTTAAGAAATTCGACAAATAGGGGATTATCCTCAGCAATAAAATCTGGAATTTGATTGCCGACGACTTGACTAATTTTTACCCGTTGAAGATTTTTGTCTAACATCTATCTTGTGTACAATCCGTTTAAGAAACTTGAGGTTGTTGTGAATCTAGTTCCAGCAGCATTATCGCCAGAAGAAATAACATCATTTACTAATTCAATTTTACTTGAAGAAATACTAAGTTGAACATAAAGATCTTTGAGCCCAATTACATCATTTGATTCAGGAATTGCCTGAACTTCAATAATATTATTAGTAAGAGAAGTTGATGTTATATTCACAGTATCTATAATGATTTCTCCAGTGATATAATCAACTCTTCCTGCATTAGTTCTTACCACTACGGGATTTCCAGTTGAGTCTAATTTAAAGAAAAATATTCTACCAGTCTTATTATCTGTTGGTATATCTGAAAGATATAATGTATCAGTTAATTCTGAAATTCTAAATCCTGTAGACTTAATACCATATCCTTCGGTTCGGATATGAAATCTATTTCCGTAACACAATTCATATTGTGCAAATTGATTCACAGCAGCATTTAAATTTCGTCTTATCTTTACTTTTGTAATGTTTGAAGTAATTGCATCACTTACACCATCAATAAGTGTAATTAATTTTGAATATTTAATTCTTCCCCCAAACTTGTTTGTTTCTGTGGCATAAGAAGATAGTGAGGATCTTATCAATGATAGTAAATCATTTACTCCCTCAGTAAAATTAGGATTATAGTATACCGAAGATTCTAACTCAACATACAAGAATTTCATATCTACGAATTCGGGAACAATTCCTGCTACAGAGTATTTTTTTAATTGAGTTAATAATTCTCTTTTAGTGAATTGCCCTAATACTTCACCATTTCTTGGTTTAACTACTAAAAATACTTTTCCGTACTGTGGTGGATTTAACTCTTCTCCACCATATGCAGTTACCGAATCTACATTTGGATAAATGTAAGGTATTATTGCCTCATAGTCATTTGCAGAAACTGCTCTATATTGAGAGGAGTATAGTCTTGGTGCATAATACTTAACAGAATTGATGGATTCAATATCATCACCGTTTCTTGCTGGAGATGATACATCAATAGACAATCCTGAATCTTGTGCTATATTGGTTTCTGTATTATCTTCTAAAATACCGGAAAAAGAAAAATTAGCCGCTCCATTTGCTTCTCTACCATTTGTAGTAATATAAGTGCATTCAACAAAGTTGTTATTAGCTAATTTTTTACCAATGATACCATCACCAAAAATAATTTGATATTTTTCATTTGAAATTTCTTGAATAAAGTAATTATTACCTGTACTTGTAATTCCTACAATATTTTCAATTTGATTATATACTGTCGTAATTTCATCATTTGCGGAAAGTTTAACTTTAACCACTAAAGTATCAGTATCAATATTTGGATTCGGTAATATAAATTTTTGATCAGGAATTGAAGTGTCTACTGTAAAAGTATTTCTTAAGAATGTTCCTTCGTAAATTTCAATATTATTGAATGATGCAAATCTAGGTGTGGTGCCATCAAATTCTGATACTGGAACAGAAATGTCCTGAGGTACTGCAAATGTGAATCCAAAATCATTAGCAGACCCTGTGGCAACGATTCCAGCCTTTAATGTAAGTGTTGGTGATGTGTTTGTTGCTGGCACTTCAGCTAAAAAGGAAACAGTTGCAGTGGAAGATCTCTTTGATCTTGGAACATACCCAATATTTCTTGCAAGTGATATTACATTCTCTCTAAGTACTGCACTATCAATGAAAACTTCATTTACCACTGCATTAGTGTTGTATGCAGTGATGTATGAGTTGTATGCCAGGGAATCTATTAATATACTTAGGTTCGATCCTTCAAAATCAAAGTCAGTAAAATTTGAGTTTGCTCTCAAATAGTCTTTGATCGAAGTTTTTATCTGATCGAAATCTAAATTTGTATATTGTGTGAATGCCATTATATTCTAGTTGGGAGTAGTACGAATGATATTTCTTGAAGTGGTAATGATAGTCCAACAATATCATAAACAATTTCCACACTCAATTCATTCTTATCATCGGGAAATGATACTGTAACTCTTCTAAGGTTAATTCTTGGTTCAAGATTTACCAAGGTCTGAGTGATAGTATTTTCGGCATCAATTGCAAATTCTGGAGTTTGCAGTTCAAATAACGCCCTACTAATCGGAGTTCCTATCTCAGGTCTAAAAAAACGCTCACCAACGAAGGTTCTAACTAAGTTGATGACCGAATTTTTAATCGCATTTTCATTTCTGAGCAAAATCACATCATTAGTGACTGGGTGTCGTCGGAATGACAAACTAATATCTCTAAATGCTCTAGAAATTTGAGCGGGCATTGCCAAAAATAAGATCTTAGTGTTATTTATAGCAGTTTACATACTGATTTTTCCATAAGTTGGTTCAGTACCGTATTCCCAGTCATCATAATCTTCATCATTTCTGATTTTTTCATGAATTTCGTTCTGTTTGCGTAAATCATGCATTCTTTTAACTAAATTGTCATGTAAAATTTCATTAAGAACCTGTTTGTCTTCCATTTTGCTCCTGATTGATTAAATCAGAACTTTTTACGGGGTTCCATCCCGTTCTTTTGCGGTTTTCCAAAAATATTCGTCCTCATTTCCCATTGCAAGTCGTTCATAAGTGTTTTCAACTTGATAATATCGGGTTGAAACCTTAAAATCGGGTGTTTTGGGTTCTTTGGGGGTTAAACTGTTGTCATAAATTCTTGTTCTGTTGTTGGGGTACAGTGCAAACTGCCCATTTTGCAATTCAATCAGATTATGAGACTTATGTTCTGCTGGATTTTCACTTGTGGCATAATCAATGACATCTGGATCTTGATGATAGTTATCTAAGGTGCAGATATAAGTGCCTTTTTGAATATCAAAATCTCTAGTATAGATCTCATAGTCCATAGACCCAATAAATTGCTTGTGTATAGTAACAATTCCATAATCCATACAATTCCAAAACTGTAGGTTAGGTAAATCTAAGTCTGGAACCGGGGTTTCAGGACGAGAAACAAAAGCACTGATAGGCAATTTGTCATACATTGCCGCATACTCTGGTAAATAGGTTTCAAAATAAAAAGCACGACCTGGAATAGACTTTACAGATACCCAGACACCTTTTACAAATTCCCCCCAACCACTTTGATGATCAGTTAAATATTCTTTACGAACCCATACTTCTTGGGAAGGAAGATTAGCAATTAAGCAAGACATAAATCAATATCGTTTTAACTATTTAACCATAAAAAAACACCTCGATGAAGAGATGTTTCGATAATTAAGTTCCTTGACCTCTATACTTCTTTCTTGCTGAATTTCGAGAGGTTGATGCATACTTAGTGTTTGCACCAGCCCCCTGGCGAGTGGCTTTAGGTTTAGTAGGAATGTATCCTGATTCTCTCATTGCAGTTTTTTGTTTTGCCATAGTTTATACCTCAAATTACACGCATTTTTTCATGACCCACACGAATCAGTGGGTTACACCAAATTTCATAATTCAGTTTCTTTGCATCAAGACAGAATGAAACATCCTCCCCACACATATCCTGAACCTTTCCAGATTCAAAGACTTGCATTTGTGGTGCAAACCAAGGATACTCTAAAGATTCAAAAACACCATTCTTAATTAGTACCCAACCAAATCCAGTATAATCAACTGTAAATGGCTTCTTACGACGAGCCATCGTTTCTACAGTCTCATGATTCATAACTCCACCATTCTTGGCAAAGTCTTCTTCCTCTAACCAATGTGCTACAGAAGTAGTATGTCCATCCTCAGTGGCATACCAACCAGAAGCAATGTCCTTGTCCATTGCTACCAGGCGATAAAACCCTTCAGTATTGAATACAATATCACTATCAATCCAAAGTTGATAATCGTAATTAAGTTTTCCATCCCAAGGAACTTGTTTTGGACCACGAAGAACATTTGCTCCAAGTACTTTACAACGAGCAAAGTTCACCATTGAACTATAATCCTGAGAGATCTGAATCGAACAACCGTTCTGAACCAGATCAAAACACATCTGAACAAAGTTTTTTAAAAAGGTGTATGAACAACCTCTACCAGGAAGACAAAAGACTACACTTTTGCCCTTACACATTTCTTTTGCTTTTTCTAAGTCAAATTCATCTTGACTCACTTCGGGAGTACTTGCAAGTACCTTAAATCCTTTTGCCATAAATCCTCAATGGGGGATAAAACTATCATAACACAGGTATTTAGAGATGTCAAGAAGACATAAATAATCAATAACAATCTAATTAGTCTCATGCAATCTCAGGATTTTAAAAGTTTGGCTGATGCATATAGTGAAATGTATGCACAAAAAGAAGATGTTCTTTCCGAAGAAGTGCAACTCAATGAAGAAGAGATGTTATATGATACAATTCTGTGTCATCTTCTAGACGAAGGATTTGCTGGTACTGTAGAAGATGCTGAAAAGATTATGAGTGGTATGACTGAAGGTTGGGTTCAGAGCATTCTTGAACAATCAGAAACCCCCCAAAAATATGGATCTTATGATAAAAGAGATCGTGGTGGTTCCAAAGAAGATCATAAAAAAGCCTTAGATTTGCAGAATTTAATACGTTCAGTTCAAGGTAGTTCAGTTAAAAAATCTGTTTGAATCCACTTTCCAAGCTGCTTCACATCTTCAAGGAGTTTAATAAGGTATATGAAATCATTCAATGATTTTATCTCAGAAGCAACATTTGCTGTAGTTGGTAAAGCCAGTTCTTATGGTCCTGGATTGTATGGAAATAGAACTGCCAGTGGTGAAGTTCTAAAACCATCAACTCCAGGAATTGCTCATAAAACTTTACCTCTTGGTAGTCAAGTGAGATTGACAGATCCAAAAACTAGAAGAAGTGTTGTTACAAGAGTAATTGATCGTGGTCCATATGTGGACGATAGAGCGGCGGATCTTACAACACAAACCACAAGAGATATGGGCTTTAAGGATTATAAAGAATTTGGAGTCAGAGATATCGATGTAACTCCAGTAAAACGTAAATCACGTAGATAACAATGAAAACATTTCAAGAGTTTATATCAGAGAAGTACTACGAACCCGATCAACCCTTACCATCAGGAAAGACTCCTTATGGTAAGGCTACTTCGTCTTATTATAGACAAAGAGGAGAAATTATAAGAAATCCAAGTGCAAGTAATACAGATCAAGTTTTTCGTACAAAACTTCAAGGAAGTAGAAGAGCAGATCAAGTTAGCCATGGTGCAGATAATCCAGAATTCAAATCAAAACCAGATCCAACTGGTAGATATGATATAGAGACTGAATCAGATTATAAAATGACAGTAAGAGATAGAAAGAATGATACTCAAATGC